GAGAAGAAGCCGCTCTCGTGGTTCACGGATACGACGACCGTCTCATGATTGACCTTCGGCACGTCGACTGCATGGAGTATCTCGCCACCTGCGAGGACAACGCCTTCCAGTTAGCTATCGTTGATCCGCCTTATGGCATTGGGGTGAATATAAACATGGGTAGGAGGAAAGGAGACAAACCAAGCACTTACAAAAAATTTGCTGGAGAGGACAAGGAGATACCAAGCAAAGAATATTTTGAGCACTTGTTTAGAGTGAGTGAACATCAAATTGTCTGGGGGGGCAATTACATGACACAACATTTGCCTCCATCACCGTGCTGGTTATTATGGGACAAGAAGTTCAGTGAGGATGTTTCATTTGCTCAGTATGAACTTGCGTGGAGTTCATTTACGACAAGCGCAAAAAAATTTGAGCAACACCCATCACAGCAAAACCGCATTCACCCCACACAAAAACCCATCAAGCTCTACGAATGGCTGCTCATGAACTACGCAAAGGAGGGAGACCGCATCCTTGATACCCATCTCGGCAGCGGCTCCATTGCCATCGCTTGCCACAACCTCGGATTCGACCTCGTGGGTTGTGAGCTTGATGAGGACTACTACAAGGGAGCCTGCGAGCGTTTGGAACGGCACAAAGCCCAGCTCCGTATGTTTTGAGACAGCCCGCCACATACTACCACGTCACCACCTGCCCAGCCAAGATCCAAGTACACCAAGGAGGCACACGCTCGGGCAAGACCTATTCTATCCTCACGGCTCTCATTGAGTTGTGCCATCGCAACGAGAACTCGGGAGCTGTCATCACCATAGCCCGCAAGACGTTCCCAGCCATCAGAGCCTCGGTCATGAGGGACTTCTTCGAGATACTCGAACGCGAGGACATCTACAACGTCGAGCTCCACAACAAGTCCGAAGCCACATACTACCTCTTCGGCAACCTCGTAGAGTTCATCAGCGTAGACCAGCCCCAGAAGGTCAGGGGACGCAAGCGCGACATCCTCTTCGTGAACGAAGCCAACGAGCTGACTTTGGAAGATTGGAGGCAGCTGATGCTCCGCACCACCGGCAAGGCCATCATCGACTACAACCCCTCCGACGAGTTCCATTGGATATACGACCACATCCTCACACGCGACGACCATGAGTTCTTCAAGACCACCTACCGAGACAACCCCTTCCTCCCCGCGTCCACCATTCAAGAGATTGAACGACTCAAAGAAGCCGACCACGACTACTGGCGCGTCTACGGCTTGGGCGAGCGAGGCGTTTCCCGTGCCACTATTCTCACGCATTGGAAGACAGTACCCCAAGTCCCTGACGGATGGAAGCTCCTCAACCTCGGCCTCGACTTCGGATATACCAACGACCCCACAGCTATAGTCAAGGTCTACACCGACGGCCACGGCTTCTGCCTCGATGAGGTATGCTATGCCACGGGCCTCACCAACGCGGCCATAGCACAGACCCTACGAAGCGAGGAGGTAGGCAAGGCTATGATCGTGGCCGACTCCGCCGAGCCCAAGTCCATCGACGAGATACACGGGCACGGATTCAACATCCACCCCGCAAGGAAGGGGCCGGACTCCGTGCGGGCAGGTATCGACTTCCTCCGCTCGCGCCCCCTCTTCATCACCGAGCGCAGCGTCAACGGAATCAAAGAGCTCCGCAACTACAAGTACAAGGAAGACAAGAACGGTCGCCACCTCAACGAACCTGTGGATGCCTTCAACCACTTCATCGACGCGAGCCGCTACGCTATCACTTGGAACCAGACCAACCCCAACTTCGGGAAATATGCCCTCGGATAACTTGAGAAAATCACCCCCCATGAGTTATAAGAATATGGAGCTTCGCCTTCCCGCCCACTTTGCCGACCTCACCCTGCGCCATCTCATGGCCTTGGAATCGGAGACCGACCCTGTCAAGCGGGTATCGGCGGTCACAGGCGTTCCCACCACCAAGCTGCGAGAGATGCCCCACAAGCTCGTCACCGAAGCCGACGCGCACCTCTCGCACCTACTTACCAAAGAGCACGCCCAACACAAGGAAGTCATTGAACTCAATGGCATCAAATACGGCTTCATCCCGAACTGGGAGGAGTTTACGACGGGCGAATGGATAGACATGGAAGAGTGCACCACCGACTTCTGGAAGCACGCTCACAAAGCCATGAGCATCCTCTACCGACCCGTAGACAGGAAGTGGGGCGACAACTATACCATCCTCCCGTATACGGCCAAGGAGGACAAAGAGGTCTTCCTCGAGATGCCCGCGCCGCTCGTGTCGGGTGCCCTCCTTTTTTTTTGGACTACCGAAACCGAACTGCTGAACACTTTGCGGTCCTCTTTGATTCAAAAGACGAAGGAGGCGATGAGTTTGCTAACAAGTGGGGATGGTATCCCGTCCTCTACACCTTGGCTGGCGAGGACTATCTCAAGATGGATGCGGTCACGGCTTCGCCCATCGGACACCTCTTTACCCACCTCGCCTTCCTGAAGGACCTCGACCACAAGCGTAAAGCATGATCACCTACAACAACATCGTCCAACGGTTCGAGACCTTCTGCTCCTCGCACCCTATGATTGAGACGTTCTCCCACGGGAGCCCTGCCGACGTGGACCTCGAGAAGTTCGAACGCTACCCCCTCGTCCATCTCGTATATACGGGAGCGGACTACAACACCGAACGCACCAAGACGTACAACCTCGAGGTCTACATCTTGACGCTACCCCCGAGCGAGACCGACAAGGTCACATATCAGAAGGAGAGCTTCAGCGACTCCGAGCAGATAGCCGAGGACATCCTGGCCGACATCCAGACGGGGGGCATCATCTTCACGTTCGGGTATAACTACGACGTGACTTCGGCCAGCGTCACCCCCCTCGAAGAAACCACCTCCAATGTCTTGGCAGGGTGTCTCCTCGACATCGCCATCGCGGTGCCTTATTCGTACGACTCCTGCAACACACCACTCTCATGAACAACTGGAAACTCCGACATAGCTTCACGGGCAACGCCACGTCCGACGTACAGACGGTCAACGGATACCTCGCCTCGGGTGAGGACAACGACTTCGCGGTGACGGTCGTCCCCGACGGGAAGGAATACGCCGCCCCTCTCTTCATCCCACGGAC